TATTTACTGTATTTACTGGATTTACTGGATTTACTGGATTTACTGGATTTACTGGATTTACTGGATTTACTGGATTTACTGGATTTACTGGATTTACTGGATTTACTGGATTTACTGGATTTACTGAATTATTATTTTGATTAACAGGATTATTTTGATTATTAAATAATTTATTAGTAATATTATTTTTAATAATTTCATTTTTGCATATAGTACATTTTGTAATATGTTTTAAAGAAAAATTTATATCATTATCAGTAAAATATTCAGGATTATTATATATATTAATACAATCACGATGTGTTAATTTAATATTATTTTGATTTGAATTTTGATTTGAATTTTGATTTAAATTTTGATTTAAATTTTTATTATGATTATGGTTAGTATTAATAATATTAGTTAAATTAGTACCATTAAGATCATTAGCATAAGGCATATCCATATAATTTGCCATATTTATTTCGTTAATATTGTAAGTATCTAATTTTGTGGATGATAAATTATTAGATAAATCGAGATCTGGTATATCTACATTACTAAATTCTTTATTATTTTTATCATTATAATTATAATTTGATTTAGTATTATCTAATGATGAAGTAAAATATTCATAATTTGAATAAGAATTATCTGATTGTGTCCCCTGATCACCAAATATTGATTTATTATTATTAGAATTATTAGAATTTATATTAAAAGCGTCATTTATATAAGAATATGACATCCAATAGGATATATATTATTGTATAAGATAAATATAAATTATAAAAAATATATTTATTAAATTGGGTTTATATTTAAAATATAGTTTATTTAGAATATATATTATAGTATGTCTGAAACTTCAAGTTCTAATAAAAAAAACTATTCAAAAAATATACCAACCAAAAGAAATGTTAGTTATTCAACAGATTACCATGTAAATTTGCTAGAAGCATCAGATAAATTAGTACAAATAGATGACAGAATAGTATATAAAAAGAAAGAGAAAGACAATATATCTGAATCAGAAGACATGTCATCATATATAAATGATAATAAAAAAAATACAGAAACATATAAGAATATAAATAATTCAGATATATCAAACAAAGATACACAAAAAAAATATTCTGAAAATAATGGAATTGATGCAAATACAATATTTTCAAAACATTATGAATATAAAGAAAATAAAGAAATAAATAAAAATGAATCAAAGGAAGAAATACAGGATGAAAATAAAAATTTTTTAAATGAAGATTATGATAATTATAATGAATTATCACCTGAAAATCAAATGTTAAAAAAATTAGATATGCTTCGAAAATTAGGAGAATTAGCACAATATGGTGTTAAATTATCACAAAATTACAATATGAATTCAGACTATTTTACAATGAAATATGAATATGAATTACATAAAAATATAAGAGCTAAACAAAATTTTATAAATTGGACATCAAGTATAATGTTAAATTGCATATATGGAGTTGAAATATTAAATGACAAATATGATCCATTTAGTTTAAAACTGACTGGTTGGTCAGAGCAAATTAATGCAGATATATCAAGTTACTATGATATATTTGGTGAAATATATGAAAAATATAATAAACCAGGAAAGAGCATGAGTCCTGAATTAAGAATAATATTAATGTTAGGCGGTAGTGCATTAAAATTTCATTTAAACAAGATTGCAATATCTAATCGTCCGAACAATAATTCTAGCGAACAACCGATACAAGATCCAAGATTATTAGAGCAAATGCGTCAACAAGCATTAATAGATAGAATGCGTGAAGATTCTACTAAACAAAATGAATCATTAAAAAAAAAAATAGATGAAGAACATACATTAGCAAATCAACAGATGAAAGACATGTTATTTTTACAGCAAAAACAGAAAGAAATATTAGAACAAGAAGAATTAAATAAAAAAAAGATGGCTGAATTTGAAAGAATTAGGATGTTAATGGAACAAAATAAACAAGAACCAAATAATAATATCCAAAATAATATGCAAAATAATAATATAAATACTATATTAAATAATGCATATGGAGGTGGACAACGACTAAATGGTCCTGATTTAACAAATCAAAGAAAAATAGAAATAACTAATCAATTGAATGAAATGAAACAAAATATAAATAATATAAAAATAGAAGAAAAATCAAATAAAGAAGAAAATACAGATAAATCTTCATCAACATCTAGTGATCAAAATACAAATTCAACAAATAGTTCATCAGTTAAAAGAAGATCTAAAAAAGAAGTAGATATATCATTAGGTGACAAAAGTAGTAATTCTAAAGCAAATTTATCAACATATTCTAAAAGAAAATATAAAAGAAGTGGTATTAGTATAGATACTGCATAAAAATAAAATATTATATAAAAATTGATATTATATAAAAATAAAACAAAAGATAATATAAAGACATAAATATATATTAAATATATAGTTATTTTAGATGAATGCTCAAGAAATATTAGATGCAATAGATTTGAATAAGATAAATTTACAAGAGAAAAAAAAAAGAGGAAGACCTAAAAAGTCTACTCAACTAGTATCATCTATACCAAAGAATAAAACAACATTAAATAATGATGAAGAAGTAGAAGATGAATTAATATTACATTTACCATTATTAAAATCAGATATTGCATCATTAAATATTAATAAATATAATGATAATGAAACAGATTATAGCGAATTAATAAACAATAATCAAGATGATAATGATGATGAAGATGATAATGACAATGATAATAAAAATAAAAATAATGAATTTATAAGTAATGATATTCATTTAAAACAATTTGGTTTAATTATACGTAAATTAAAAGAAGAAAATGATGAACTTAAAAAATATTTAAAAGAAATTACTCCTATGTATTTTACAGAAGTTAAATTGTATCCAATTGATTTAAAATTATTTGATTTACATAATAATCAATTAATTCCTAAAAAAACAAATATTTGTTGCTGGTGGTGTACATATCAATTTGATACATTGCCTACATATTTGCCTGAAAAATATTGTAGAGAACAATTTTATGTATCAGGATGTTTTTGTTCATTTAATTGTGCAGGTGCATACAACTTAAGTTTAAATGATAATAAAATATGGGAAAGGTATTCATTACTGAAACAATTATATTACATAATAAATAAAGACAAGATTAATTCGATAATAGGTATTGAAATAAACATAGCAGGTCCGAAGGAATTATTAGAAAAATACGGTGGTACGATGAAGATAGATGATTATAGGAAGAATTCCAAAATATTAGGTAGAGAATATCATAAATTGATACCACCATTTATTCCATCAACGTTAGTATATGAAGAGACAACTAATAGTAAAATAAATGGTAAGAATGTAAACATAAATAATATAATTAGTATGCATAGTAAGAGTGATAATATAATAATAAAAAGGAAAACTTCAACTAACATGATTTCAGAACATATTGATAATTACATTGAATAAACAATATAATTACAGAATAAAAAATATTACATAAATAACATAAATAAGAGTATCAGCTAAATCATCTTTTTTTTTAATTAAAATATAATTAGAAGAAGAAATAATATTATTAATATTATTTGATATTTTATTAATAATTTTATTAGTAACATCAATAGTAAAATTTTTTCTATTATCATAATTTTTAAATTTGACTATATTAGATTTAATATTTAATACATCATAAATTTTTGTTATAAAAACATCTTTAGTTTTAACAGTTGCATTAATAAAATTTATTGAATTAATGATAGATGGTTCAGTAAATTTTTTTAATGTAAAAAATGTATAAATTGCTATTGAAATAGATTTCATTATCGGATTCTTAAGTACTGGTTGATTTTCTATATAAATATCTAAATTTCTTATAAATTCTGGTTTATTATTAATTATTATATATGGTGATAATATTATTTTATTGTAAAATATTATTAATGCAGATATTAATCTATCCATTTGATAATTAAAATTATTTGTATAAATTGGATTATTACATATTTTAAATAATTTAATATTATTACTATTTTTTTTATTTTTTTTATTATCATTTTGAATTATTTTCGCATGATTTTTACAATATCCTATTAAATTACTTGTATCCGAATGTGAAATATTATTATCTATTAAAGAATAATATTTTGAAATACAATTACATATAGCTCTCTTATTTTTAATTTCTTTGCAATAAAGCGCTTTGTATGATACATCTATTATATCCCAATTTAATATATCTATCTTCTCTAATAAATTAAATTTTTTATTCACACAAAAATTATTACTATTCATTGAAACTTTATCTTTCGCATCGTATTTAACTATGCAATATGCTAAGTTTTTTATTCCTACGTCAAATGTTAAAATAAACTTTGATTCTTGCATTAAGTTTATTTAAGTTATCTTATTTTAAGATATTTTAATTTAATTTTATTTATCATTAAAATTAAACTATTTATTATAAAAACTTTTTATTATAAAAATTATTTATTCTTATTTCTTATTATTTTATAATCTTCATCATAATCATCATACTCGTCATTTTCATCATCTTCATCATTCTCATTATTTTTGTTATTTTTAATATTTTTATTATTTTCATTATTTTCATTATTTTGATTATTATTGATTATATATAAAATCATTTTTGAATTCCAATCTTTGCCTCTTTTTTTAATATTATAATCATTTAAAATTTCTGCAATATCATTTGAACAGATTTCACCATAATCTATTTTTTTATTAAATTCTACCTTTTTTTGTGTATTTTTATCTATATAATATAATCTTGCATTATCATCACTAGATAATTCTCTTAATAATTCATATAATTCATTTAATTTACAACCATAATACATCATTGATATTAATTTAATTATTTTTTGTTCATCAATATTTGCTGTCCATCTAGGAATTGGAAATGGAGCATTTTGTATAAATATTTTACTATTGGTGTATCCAAAAGGAGCTAATCCAAAATTAGCTTTGTATCTTTTTAATATTTTAATATTCGATTTAATACGCATTTTTAACATTTCACTTTCTTCATAAGCATCGTGGAAATATGATGTAAATTGTTTTCTTTCATTTGTATTAGATGTAGATATATTATGTCTAACAGAGTGGCAAAATATTTTTTTATTTAAACATTTCATAACAAAAGTTGTACCCTCAGCTGGAGATCTAGATATTCTAGAAGGATCTGCCACAATAATATTAGTAAAATTATTAATAGGAATATTATTAAGAATATTATTAAGTGTTAATTTACTTATATCATGACCATTACATGTATCTTGATATATATCAACGATATTTAAATTATTTTCTATAGCATATTGTTTACAAATTTCAAGTTGTGTTGCATGACCGTGTAATTTATCTTCATTTTGTCTTTTGGAACTACATCTAGTATAAATAATTGCATTAGAAGAAATATCATTTGAATTTAAATTATCTAATAAATTATTTAAATTATTAATTTCATTATCTTTTAACTTTTTATTAGAATTAGAGTTTGAATTAGAATTTGAATTCAAATTATTATTTTCATCAATATCATTAGTTCTTTTTCTCCAATTAAAAAAAAACATAATTTTTATATAATTAGTATAAAATTTTTAATTTTAAATAAAATTTAATGTTTTAAAAAAAATTGTAAGTTTATATAAGTATAAAAAAATAATAATATATATATTATAAAAATATGGTCAAGATATGTTTGAACATGATTGTTAAGAATGAGTCTCATATTATAGAGTCTACATTATCTATGTTATCTAAATATATTGATTATTGGGTGATATCTGATACAGGATCAACTGATAATACAATTGAAATTATTAAAAATTATTTTGAAAAAATTAATATACCTGGTGAACTTTTTGAAGATACTTGGTCTGATTTCGGTACTAATAGAACTAAAGCATTAATTCATGCATATAATAAATGTGATTATATATGGGTTTTTGATGCAGATGATTTAATAGAAGGTGATTTTATTTTACCAGAAAAAATGGATGCAGATGCCTATCATGTTACATTTGGTAGAGGATTTACATATAAAAGAACTCAATTTTTCAAGAGCAGTTTAGAGTGGGTTTATCGTGGTGTTTTACACGAATATCCCAAATGTTTATCTAAAGAAAATACATTTATTGACAGTATTGAAGGAAATTATCATATTGAATCAAGAAGATTAGGAGACAGAAGTAAAGATCCCAAAAAATATTTAAAAGATGCTGAAATTTTAGTAAAAGGGATTGAAACAGATCCAGAACATCGAGGCAGATATATGTATTATGCAGGACAAAGTTATAAAGATTATGGAGATTTAGAAAAAGCAATTTATTGGTACAAAAAGAGATCATTAGAAGGTGGTTGGAATGAAGAGGTATTTTATAGTTGTTTTGAAATAGCAAAATGTTCAGAAATGTTAAATAAACCTAGAGAAGAAGTAATTAATGCTTATATTAAAGCTTATTCAGTAATTAATGAAAGAAGAGAACCATTATTTTATTTAGGTATTTATTTAAAAAATCAAGCTATTTTATCAAAAAATGATAAAGAAAAAGAAGAATTACTGAATAAATCTTATAATTATTTAACTCAATCATTAAATATAAAATATTCATCAAAATATTTATTATTTATTCACTATGACATATATGAATGGAAAAATAAATTAGAATTAGCAGAAGTTGCTAATTTATTAAATAAAAAGAATGAAAGTAAAAAATTATGCAATGAATTATTAAAAGATACTAATATAAGAAATGATCTAAATAAAGTCAATATGATTGAAAATATTCAAAATAAAAATATTGAATATGACGAAGAAGAATTAATAAAATATCCTGAGGATATAGTTGAAAATATTTTAAATAATTTGAAATCAAATTCTGAAAAAAATAAAGAAGTAAATTTAACATTAACAATAACTACATGCAAACGTTATGATTTATTTATTAAAACAATTAATTCATTTTTAAATTGTTGTAGAGATATAAATTTAATTGGAAGATGGATTTGTATAGATGATAATTCTTCTGAAGAAGATAGAAATAATATGAAATTTAATTATCCATTTTTTGAATATTATTTTAAAACTATTGAAGAAAAAGGTCATAGTGTATCAATGAATATGATTCAAGATATTGTTAAAAGTCCATATATTTTGCATTTAGAAGATGATTGGTTATTTATTGAAAAAAGTTATATGATAAAACCAGCAATGTATATTCTTAATTCTAAAAATTTTAATTATATTAATAATGAAGCTGAAAAAATTATGGAGTCTAAACAAATTGTTCAAGTATTATTTAATAAAAATTATTCAGAAGATTATAGTAAAGTAGTAGCAGGTGGATTTCTTGTTGAAACAAAAGAATTACCACAAATTAGCTTCTTATTACATGAACACCATCCTGGATCAGATCATCGTTTAATGAATACAATTAATTGTGCATATTGGCCACATTATTCATTTAGACCTTCTATATTTAAAAGAGAAATATTTGATAATTTAGGTAAATATGATGAAAGTGGATTCTTTGAAAGATCGTATGCTGATAAATATTATAATTATGGATATTTATCATGTTTTTACGACAAAATAATGTCAATTCACATTGGTAAAAAAACGTGGGAAAAAGATGTAAAAAATAGTTATAATTTAAATGATGTATCACAATTTGGAACATCTAATAATAATATATCTACATCTAATTATTTATTTTTAAAAAATAGTGATTCATTTGGTAATGATATTGTACATATTTCTAATAAATCAATAAATGAATTAATTTCATTTGCAGATGATTTAGATGATTGTATAGCATTTAATACTTATGGTTATTTTAAAAATAAAATAAATTCAGATTTTATTAATTTACAAAATATATATAATAATCCAGATGGTTTATATATTAAAAAAACAAAAATAAATGATGAATTACTTTGTTTAAATTTGGAATTTAGATATGATAGAAGAGAAAATATGAAAAAACAATTTGATAAATTTAATTTAAAATATAATTTTTTTAACGCAATTTATGGTAAAGATGTTGAACCAACTGAAGATATAATTAAATTGTTTAAAAATAATGATTTTTTTTCAAGAGAAGGTGTTATTGGTTGTGCTTTATCACACAAAAAAATATGGGAAAATTTATTAGATGAAAAACTAAAAGAATATTATATTATTCTAGAAGATGATGTAATATTACATCCTAAATTTAAAACATATTTAAATGAAATTCAATTAAAATTGCATGAAATGGAGTGGGATGTATTTTTTATGGGTTATTCGTTATTTAATGATAAAAAATATTTGTATAATCCTGATGATAAAAATGAAGATATTACAATAGAAATAAGTAAATTAGATATGATTAATTATATCGGAGGATTTTATGGTTATATGATATCTAAATCTGGTGCTACTAAAATATTAAAATATATTGAAGAAAATGGTATAAAACATGGTATTGATTATTTAATTAAAATAATACCTGACTTGATATGCTATCAATTAAATAAATTTATTATTTATACAGAATGGGTTCAAGCTTCTAATTATGGTGATGTTGATTCTGATATTCAGAAAAATTATAATTTTATTGATATATATTCTGATGAAAATTTTAAATATATTCGTGGAAAAGATTTTGGTGGAAATGATATAATTAATTACAATAATATTTCAATTGATGAATTAAAAGAACATGCATTAAAAAACGATAATTGTGATGGTTTTAATACAATAGGATTTTTAAAATCGAATATTAACGTAAATAATTTAATAAAATCACCATGGTTTAAAAAATTTGAAGATGGTATTTATATTAAACAAAGTGTTTATTTAAAAAATTTAAATAATATTGATATAGTTTCTAAAACTAGAATTAAATTATTATGTAACTGGTGTTCTTCTATAAATTTATGTAATGAATGGAATCATATGACTAAAGGAGATTATACATGGAATAATATTGAAGTTACATGGGACGATTTTAATGTAGATTTTTATGTTATAATAAATAGACCAAATCCAAATGAATATTATAATCCATTCAGAACAATTATTTTTCATATGGAACCATGGTGCTATTATGAAAATCAAAAATGGGGTGTTAAAACATGGGGTGAATGGGCAATTCCTGATGAAAATAAATTTTTACAAGTTAGAAGTCATACAAATTATATAAATAACTGCATGTGGCAATTATCAAGATCATATAATGATTTTACTAATAATCCAATTATTAAGAATGAAGAATATGGTAATATTATATCAACTATTTGTAGTTCTAAATATTTTGATCCAGGACATATTAAACGTATAGATTTCTTGAAATATATTGAAGAACAATCAGATTTAAATGTTCAATTACATATATATAATAATGACAATAATCATAATTTTAAATCTTATATTGGAACAGCAAATGCATTAACCGATAAAGATAAGGGTATTATACCATATAAATATTATTTCATGTGTGAAAATAATATTGAGTATAATTTTATAACCGAAAAAATATGGGAACCATTATTAGCAGAATCACTTGTATTTTATTGGGGATGTCCTAATATTTCTGATTATATTAATCCATTAGCATATGTTGAACTAGATATGAATGATTTTGAAAAATCTTTTAATATAATTAAAAATGCAATAACAAATAATTTGTGGGAAGAAAGATTACCAATTATTAAAGAAGAAAAACAAAAAGTATTAAATTACTATAATTTTTTTCCAACATTAGAAAGAATATTATTTAATGATTTTAAATTCTCAACAAAACCTGATAATTATGAAATTATTATTAAAAAAATACTTGCTAATAAAAAATTAATTAATAAAAATGTATGTTTTATTCATAGTTGTACATTAAATAATAATACTTCTAAATTAGACTATTTAATTAATAATATATATGAAAATAATTTATTAAATAAATTAGATTTACTAATTATAAATAATATTGGTGATGATATTCCATATGATAAATATAAAAATATTATTAATTCAAATAAATTAAAAATAATAAATTTCTCATCAGATATTAGTTTATTCGAATTACCTACTATAAATTTAATACATAAATTATCTACTATTGTTAGTGATAATATTAAAATACTGTATTTACATACTAAAGGTATTACTCATCCAGATGTTAAATGTTTAAAAGATTGGATTGATTTAATGTTATATTTCTTAGTTAATAAAAATAATAGTGATAGATGTATTGAATTATTAAATGAATATGATTCATTAGGTGTTAATTATAGCAATCATGATTGTTATGGAAATTTTAAACCACATTGGAGTGGTAATTTCTGGTGGGCAAATAGTTCTTTGGTTAAACAATATAATGTAGAAAATCTGAAAGAAAGACATGATTCTGAATGGTTTGTTTTATCAACTCCAAATGTTAAATATTATGAATTACATAATTCTAAAATAAATCATTACGAATCTGAATATGATTGTAGTTTATATAAATAAAAAATTTATTATAAATAAAAATTGAATAAATATAAATTTATGACAATATTTATAAAATAAAAAAGATATGACTGATTTATTATCTGGATTATATAAATTTAAATTAGAAGAATTAAATTTGCCGTATGATTTAAAAATATCTACAACAACTATTACATGCTGTATACCTGATATTATATTTAACGTTGAAAATATTGGATTATATTTTAATGATTTTGATGAAATAATAGTAGGTAAAAGATATGGTAATCGAATTATAAATAATTTAGTTAATGTTAAAAAACTAAAAATAGATAAAAAAAAGAAAAGAAAAGAAAAGAAAAACTTTTATAATCAAGTTTCATTAATATTTAGATCTGCAACATTAATGGGGTTAGAACCTGATAATTTAAGTATTAAAGAAAAGTTTAAAACTGTTAATATTAAACTATTTATTAATGGATCAATTCAAATGACTGGTTGTAAACATTTGGATAATATTAAAAAAACATTGGAAATTTTATTTGATAAATTAAAACAAAAAAAAGCTATTATTGAAAATAATAACTTTATTATTAAATCATTTGTATCTATTAATTATAATAATCAAAATAAAGAAAATAAAGAAAATAAAGAAAATAAAGAAAATGAAGAAAATGAAGAAGATGAAGAAGATGAAAAAAATATAAATAGAATATTAGATATAAAGAATGTTAAAAATTTCAAGATTGTTATGATAAATACAAATTTTAATATATTATTTCAGATAAATCGTGAAAGATTGTATCAATTATTAAAAGATGAAGGCCATGATGTAATTTTTGATCCGATAACTCATGCATGTGTAAATATAAAATATCAAATTAATAATAATTTGAAAAAGACTATTTCAATATTTGTTTTTGAAAGTGGATCAATTACTATTGCTGGATCTAATTCTTATCATCAAGTTCTTGAAACTTATAATTTTATTAATAAATTTATATTAAATAATTATAATAAATTATTAACTAAAAATATTACACCTCAATTAATTATTCAATTAATTCAAAATATGTAATAATCTAAATATTATTTTCAGTATATACTTGAATTTTTTATAATAAAAATTAAAGTAAATAACTATCCTTGAAATGAATATAATTCATTTATAAATGGACTAATAATTTTATTAGAACCATATAATGGTTTACTTAAAGGTGTGTCGTCGCAAAAAGTATAATTTGTAAACATTGTTTGTGGACCTCTGTTATCTTTAACTGGAACAGGATCTCTGCCCTCAGCAATAATTTCTTTTGCATTATTTAATAATTCATTATTAGCATCTAATCTGGATCTTGATTGTATATTATTACCTTTAGTTCCTGCTATATTCTTTGTATTTTCTGTTAAATTTCTATTTGTATTATCTGGAGTACCTGCTTCATAATTAAACATATATTCTTTATTTGCATATACATTTTTAGTACCTGTTAAATTTTTAGTATTTTCTGTTAAATTACGATTAGTGTTATTAGGAATACCTCCTGCATAATTAAACATATATTCTTTATTTGCATACACATTTTTAGTACCTGTTATATTTTTAGTTGTTTCAGATAAATTTCTATTAGTATTATCGGGAATACCAGCTTCATAATTAAATAAATATTCATTATTTTTAAGAGAAGACATACCAGTTAAGTTTTTATTATTTTCAGTTAAATTACGAAAGTTATTATCTGGTGTACCAGCTTCATAATTAAACATATATTCACTATTTTTAAGAGAAGACATACCAGTTAAGTTTTTATTATTTTCAGTTAAATTACGAAAATTATTATCTGGCGTACCACCTTCATAATTAAACATATATTCACTATTTTTAAGAGAAGACATACCAGTTAAATTTTTTGTATTTTCAGTTAAATTACGAAAATTATTATCAGGTGTACCATCTTCATAATTAAACATATATTCACTATTTTTAAGAGAAGACATACCAGTTAAATTTTTTGTATTTTCAGTAATTTGTCTAAAGTTTTCTCTAGGAATACCATTTTCATAATTCATTAAATATCCAGATTGATGATTGCCATTTTGTCCAATAATATTTTTAGTATTTTCAGTAAGTTCTGAAATAGTTGCATCTGGTACAGAGTTAATATAATTATATAAATAAGATTTCATTTGAATAGGTGTTACCGAATTAAGCATAATATTGTTTTCAGTTAATTCTTTAATTGTTGTATCATTTACAGAATTTATATAATTAAATAGATAATTTTTAACTTCTCCACAAGGTCCCGTAATATTATTAATATGTATAATATTTCCAATTAAATCTCTAAGAGTAGCATCTGGAACAGCATTCATATGATTATATAAATAATTTTCATCATGATTACCTTTAAAATTTAAACCACCTGATTTAAATAATGTATTTATAATATCTCTTAAATTTCTATCAGGTATTGCATTCAAATTATTAAATAAATATCCTTGTTCATGATTAGTAAGATTTGTTAAAATAAGGCTGTCTTCTGATAAATTACGCATATTTTGATCAGAAATTGCATTATTTGCATTAAATAAATAACCTTTTTCTGAATTTCCTTTGTTATTAGTTAAAATAATTTTTTCACTTAATAATGATCTCATATTATTATCTGGTATAGAATTAATTGCATTATAAAGATAACCTTTGATACTATTTGATATATTTGATATGTTTTTATTACCATTATCAGCTAATAAAATTTCTTTTTGGGTCATATCAGGAATATAATTTAAAAAATTAATTAAAGGAACTGCACTTTTATTACTAGTTGGACCTAAATAAGTATAATTAGTATCTTGTCTATTTGTTTCAGTTGGTTTCCACGTATTTTGATTAATAACTTGTCCTTTAGTATCATATAATACATTTCTAGGACCAGTTTCATCCAGAGTTTTCTTGAAAGGTGAATGAAATTGACCTTGCAAATATTCAGGTGTATTGAAATCAACATCCTGTTTTGCAGGATTTAAATGTATATTATCTGGATTTAATGATCTACTTGTTTGAGGTGCTAAATATTTACCATATATCGCTGGTGCTACATGATCACCATTCGTTGGTAATAAAGAATCTGGATTATTGTAAAAAAATCTGTCTGGACCTTTTTGTAAAAAATCACCTATAATACCTCTATTGTCACCTTTTTGACCTGGTATAATTGGCTGTTTGTAAGATACTTTCGGTTTATCAGCTGTACGAAGTTGATCAACATTTTTAGGTAAGGATCTAAATAAATCATTTTTACCTGTATTACCTGTTTCAGTATACCCTAAATTTAAACCCGGTGTAACCATTATAGGTTGAAATGGTTTTTCACTTTGTCTTTTATCAGATGGTATATATCTTGATTCATAAAAATCAGTAAAAACAGGAGTACCTGTAACAGAATCAACTTTATTTACAACTGGATCAAATAATGCTTTAACTTCTGATTTATGTTTAAATTGCGGATTTTTATCAGACCCTGAAAATAATTCTATTTTTCTAACTGAATAATTAGTCATTTCATCGTTAAACATTGGATTATGACCATATGTTTTTGAACTAAAAAAAGGTGCCATGTTATTATGAGTCATATCATTACTCGCTCCATATCTTCCATCAGATTTTCCATTAAAATTACTTTGAGGACTAAATTTCATTTTATCATTGAAAATATTTAATACTTGCTTTGAATTAGAATTTCCAAATGTTTCCGGTAAACCTTTGTGATTTAATTTTAATTGTTCAAATTGATTATCTAATTCATTATTTTTATTTAAATTATTTGAATCATTTGAATTATTTGAATTATTTGAATTATTATCATTAGATAAATTACTAACATCTCCTGATAAATTAGATACAATGTCTTCTAGAAATTTTTTTTGTTTATTTAATACTTTTGTATTGATATTTTCTGATGCTCTATAATTATTTATATCATAATTATCTGAAAATACACTATCATTGTCAGATCCTGAACTTATATAATCATTTATATTATTTTTACTATTTTCAAAATTTTCAAATTTCATTTTATCTATATTATTATATTCTAAATTTTTTATCATATTTATATCATTATTTAATAAATTATTAATTTCACCTTTTTTTATTCCATTTATATATCCGTTTTCATCCCTATATATATTATTTATTATCATTTTATTAGATATTCCTTTATTATATAATTCACTTATTGAATCATATAATGATAAATTTCCATCATCTATTATATTACTCCTATAATTTGTTAAATAATTTTTATTTAATCGCTTTATTAAATCTTTTTTTATTAATTTTGTATCATCTTCTTTGTATTCATCTCTATTATTACTTATATAACCTATTAATCCTAATCCTAAACCAAATATAATTTCCATCTATTTATCTATTTATATTAAAATATTATATAAAAATTTATCTGTATTATAACTAAATTTTTATTACTAACTAAAAATTATTTTCTATTTCTCATAATCAGAATCTGATTCTACTGCTGAATCTAAATCTGATTCTGAATCAGAGTAATTTAATCTTGATGATTTGTATACTTTTGGATAATTATTATCTTTGCAATTTGTTGTACATTCTTTAACTACACCAGTAGAACTCTTCGGTAATGATTCATCTGATTCTAATGAAAATGGATAAGGATAATCATAATTATCTTTAGCTTCTAATTGTGTATTAGTGGCCCAATCATAATAGATATTTGCTTGGGGATTTTGATTCATATCATAAAATCTATTAATTGCAATTTCTCTATATAATTGTTTTGGATATGTTAATATTGATGATAATGGATCTAAACCTCTATCACAATATTTAACATCATATGTTTTGAATTTAAATACATCAACCATATTTACTTTACCTTTCTTTGATCTGTCATTTTTAACATTTCTATTAGACATTATGGAATCAATATCTACTAATTCTTGTGCTGGTGTTAATCCAGGATTCGCAATTGGAATTGAATCACCTACACCATTGTGTCCTGCCCTCGGTCCAAAAAGACTTAAACAATTATTGCAGTTTTTAACACGATTGGGATCTAATACAGACATTATTGGTGCAGTGCTTTGTTCAATATCATCATGTATATAGGCATCGTCATATTGTAATTTACCTGAAATACCATAATTAAATCCAGAATTAGTACATACTTTATTACTAATATTCTTTTCAGTTGATGTCTCGCCAGTTACACAATCATTTGTATATGATAAGTATTGTTGATTATTATTCATTATATAATTTAACCTAGAAAAATAAATAAATTATATATATTTATTTTTTCATTTTGAAAATTTTTTATTTATTCATTATTATTTTTATTCATGCATTGATTCGCTCTCTGATAAATACATATTTACTGATGCTAATGTGTTTTTATTATTACTGTTTCTTAATGAACCATACATAGGTTTTTCTATTCCTGTTGGTAATTGTTTTGATTCGTGATTGTGCATTTGATATGCAAATGGAATATTGTTTGCAGATTGTACTTCATTGCTGGTTTGGGAAGCCATCATTGGATTTAATTTTCCACTAACACCTTGATATAATGGTGTATTGCTGCAGGAATTCATGAACATATATGCATTTTGTGGTTCATGACTGTTACCTATTATAGCTAAATTATTTTTATTATAACTTTCATATGTATTTATTTTATCTGCTTCTCTGTATTCATTTAATCCAGAACATATATCAGGATTAGGTACAGTGTATCCTGGAGATGTTTGAACTGGAATATTATTATATACTATCGGACATAAACTTGGTGATAAAATTTTTGGTGTATTTTCAGCAAATGTACTAACACATTCACTACTTGTAGGACAATTTGGATTATATTTAAGTTGATCACATCTGGATAAAGGTCTTGTAATGTTCCATAATTCAGATTCAATATCTACTACTTCCTTGTCTTGTCTGAACCACGCTTTCTTATCAATACATTTTGAACAATTTTCTTGTGCACCAAAGTATAAATAATATTGTAAAGGATCTACTGATTGCTGTAATTGTTGAGAATAATCACAGCAATCATAAATGTTTCTATTAGATGCTCCTTGTGTTGAATAACTCATTTATATATTAATATATACAGATATAAAAATATTATTTATATTTTTATATATTATTTTTATATATAAATGAGTTATTATATTATTGATGATAATAATAATCAAAAATCTAAATATATTTTATACTTATTTTGTATTTTATTTTTTTTAATATTTTTATACATTTCATTTAATTTATTAAATTATAATTATGATAATTTTGCAACACTTAAATTACCTAAAGAAAAATCTACTAATTTACCTAATATCAATTTTTTAACAATAACAGTAACAATTATCTCTCCTGGTGGAATTTTTAATATACCAATAGATGGTATTAATATTACTAAAATTGATTGGGGAGATAATTCTTCTGATACAATAAATTCAAAAAACATTCTATGTAATAATAATAAAGTATGTACTAGTCATACTTATAATTATAATAATAAAAATAATATTTATACAATAAATGTATATGCTAGTGGGTATACTGATTCTACTAAAATTGGTAAATTAGGTGGTGATTGGATATCACCTCAATTTTTAACTTATGTTAGTAATTGGTACGATAA